GTTTTAGAAACAGTGATGCAACTGTCGTGAGAGAATACCCAAGAACACCCGCATCCCCTAAACCTAACGCTGACTTTGCATTTGATGGAGAGTTGCCCCCTGTACCACCCTGTGCAATAGAAAGTACTGTAGTCAAGCCTTGGATTTCAGTAATGTCGGTATTTACACCTTTTCCAGCAGCACCAAGATTATTTCGAGCTTCTGCTGCAGTGGTTGCTCCAGTACCACCTTGAGAGATTGCTGCAGTTCCTTGAACTTGTGAAAAGTTAGGATTTAGATTGGGAATGCCTGAGGCAAAAGGCAGCATGAATTGCCGCTTCCCCTGAGCAGAATTCAACTGGAACGGTCGATGGTCCCAATTAAATTTAAATACAAGATTTGCCATTATGCTGTTACTCCGTCAATCACTTGGAAAGTCAAAGTTTCAGTGTGCTGTGTAGTGCCACTTACTACAGCTTTAATATCCATCTGACATAAACCTAATGGCCAAGCTGCTGTGCTTGCACCTGATTTAATATTCAGCCATCCCTTCTGTGTACTCTGGTTTAGTGCCGCACAAGTCAAGGTAGCCACAGCTGCTCCATCCGCCAACGATTTAACTTGCGATGTGAATGTGTAGCCTGTTAGATCAATTGCACGGCGAACATCATCAGGTGGATACTGCAAGGTTTCATCCATATCAACCAGCTGCAAGTTCAAGTTGAATGTGTCACCACGCTTAAAAACAAAATTGCTCATAAGTGATTCCTATAGATATAAAAAAACCACCGATGAGGTGGTAGTGAATAAGGCATAAAAAAACCGCCAGTTTGCGGTCATTTAATAAAATAAATTTAAGGCTTGTAATCTAAATCAACACTTACTCCAGTAACTACATTATGTTTAGTGCCACCAAGACTATTAATATTGGCCAAGCGTATATTCACATCAGAAACACATAGCTTGTTTTCAGATTGCCATTTGCTCAACTCAACAGACATAACATCTTCAAGATGTCTTTCCAGTTCTTGCCGTTTAATTTCGATTTCTTCTAAAGTCAGCATACATGACATATCAATTCACCTTAAACCCAATACTCACATTATACTGAATGAAATCAGCATCTTTACCCGCATAGATGGATTGACCATTCAAACATTCTAAGTGTTCGATTGTGAAATATTCAAAATGTGCCAACAATGCATCGCTTAGAACCGTTAAAGCTTTTTCTCCCACATGAAGTCGATCAAAGCATTGAATCATGATATTACCGGTACGGCGTGTACATGGCTTATCTGCAATACCTGAAATAAAACTCGGGCCGCCTGCAATAGTCAAACGGCACCATATACCTACTTTTGGAACCGTAAAGCTGGGTACATTTGGATACTGAATTCTTTCCTGAGCAATGCCGGTGAAAGCTTGCATGTGCTCAATAATGGCTTGCCTTGTTTGCTCTAAAGTCATTGCCATTTTAGCCACCGTACTTTTGAGAAATAAAGTTAAACGTGAGGCCATAAATACCTTGTGGCGCTTGATCAGACCAACCGTTTTCTAAGCGTGATGCATAAGCTTTATTGTTTTGGATATAAACCAAATTGCCTAACTTAATCTTCATTGCCTGAATCGCTGCATCCTGAATAGGGTTCGTTTCAGGCTCCCGCACACCGTAATCAGCGGATCCGACCGAAACAATATGTGAAGCACGGTATGCACCAGTATCAACCGGACTTAAATTAACTAAGGATTGCACAGTATCCATAACAATATTCTTTACATGCGCTTCTGCCGCTTTAGACACATCAAGACTAAAACTAGTCGGCTTTTTCCCCTTCCATCCCATGCTTTACCTCACTTTCTTCGTACATTTCAAATAAGTCTTGAGCGATCGCTTGAATTGAATATGCTTCAAACTCAACGCTAGGTTCGCTTTCACCCATTCGCCGCTTTACTATTTGCCAGACATGAACAGCTTCATGTAAAAGCAATCCATAAACTTGAATTTGATCTTTCTCTGACGTATCCCCGATCTGGACAATCGCATATGCACCATTAGAAAAAGTACTAACCTGTGCATCCGCTCCCATATCCAAAAATTGATCGGCTTTATCCATATCTTCAAATAACAAATCCATGTGAAGCTGATTTCTAGCAAGCGTGTACTGCACATGCTGAAATGGCGAGATATACCATTCAGGAACATAATCAGGATTAACCATTTTAGCTCCTACACTTTTCGAAGCTGACATTTCCAGATTGTACTGGCTGGATCTTGTTGAATATGGATAACTCGAAATGAGCCTAAAGCTGTTAGCCATTCATCATCAATTTTAGGTGTCATGGACACTTCATTTTGAAGCATGGTAGCCTTCTTATCTGTGGCCAGAACTCCAAGTGTTTGGATCTCATATTGACTGTATGAACCGAACAGAACGCCACGCCCTTCATAATGCTCAATGATGTTTTCCGAAGTATTTGTCTTAGGATTCCAATTGGTACTAATAACGCGGTCACAAGTAAAAGAATGAACGGCGTCCGCTAAATCATCATTAAATGCTTCAGCAATTTCTGCCTGAATTTCGTCACGTAAGCCCATTAGATTTTCCTGACAAAAAAGATGGATTTCCGTTTGCAATACGGTTTTATCAAATCAAGAATGAATTGCTCGATTGCACTAAGCTTTACTGATCCGTCCTGATATTCCTTTTCGGTCTCAACCGTATCAGCTTTGACTTTCTTACGTTTTAGTGCCTGTTCCTGCCCTTGATATAGATCACCTTTCATAATGCCCTTGATGATTTGATAGGAGGCCGTTTTTAAAGGATCAGGTACTTGGGTAGCATCTTCATAAGGCTTAACGTTACGTGCTAATAGATAAGCTTCTGACATCTGAAGGTATTGAGCCTTATCACTGTCAGACAAAGCATCAAAGCCTTCAACATGTTCTATCGCTTCTTGTACAGTGATAAAGCCCATGGATTATTCCTTTGGAATTAATGCTAAAAGTTCTTCTTTTTTAGCGCCTGCTTCAAATGCAATGCCTTTTTCAGTTAGTACAGCTCGAAGCTCATCTACTTTCAGACCTGAATAGTTAATTGGTTGTGGTTGAGTATCACTTGGTTTTTGGCCATCTTCAGGTGTTTGACCACCTTCACCTGCTTCTAATTCTGCTATACGTACTTTCATTGCTTCGGTATCATTTTGCAAGGCAATAAATTCGCCCTTTACTGTTGCCAGTTGTTCTTCGAGTTCAGCAATTTTTGTTTCTGTCATTTGTTGTCTTTCCCGTGCACGGTTAAATGATGAAAGTCCCATATGTGGATCTCCAAAAAGATAAGGCGGTGTTACCCGCCTTTTTATTATTTGATCTTGTGCTTGAATGCCACAATACGGATCTGTTTAGGATCGTAGACACGTTCCCAGTTATCGGCTGTAGCAAGACCAGCATTATTAGGTGCGATACCTGTTGCACCTGCCCATTTAATGCCACGAGGATGCAATACAAAGTGACGGCGGTTAATAAGAATGTCAGTACCAGCAAGGCTATCTCGATCTGTCTCAACCCCTACTGGTGCCCCAATATCTTGGAAACCAATTGCGCCATAACCAAACAAGTAAGAAGTAAATACGTCGCCTTCAACTGGCATGCCGTCATCTACAATCACACGGCGATCCATAAAAGTTTTGTAAAGCACCACACCATCAGCATCACGCACAGTTTCAATTAAACCTTGCTTGGCTAGTGCTGCCATTGTGAATGAGTGCATTGAAATCGCTGTTAATTTATCAACAGCATCACCCAGTTTATAAGATGCATCGATAAATGAATGACCATCAATTACGGCTGCTGCTCCAGTACCAGCCGAAATATCATGGGTATTGCCTGCCATACTTGCTGCCCCAAACACACCTTTAAGTGTATTTACGGTAAACCCCTGAAATTCACGTGCCCAGTAATCTGCTACAAGATCAGCAATTGCACCCAATGGGTCATCACCAGATAAAGCTTTAGATAAATCATTTGCACCCCATGCCTTACCACGGGCATGCAAAATCGCAATATCTTTACCAGCAGTGATGTTATTAACCCCAAGAGCTTTACCATCTGAAAGTACTTCAGACTCACCGCTTAAATCATTCCAGAAAGGAATATTTACTGTAGTACCGCCTTCTGTACCAAAAGCGACTTTTTCATCAAGCTCCCCAACAATGCCTGACTGCCATAATGCTGACCTTTCGGCAGTCTTATTTAATACGTACGGAGTAAATAACTCGGGTACGATTACATCAGCAATTTTTGTCTCAGCCATTAGGCTTTACTCCTTAAAGTTTAATACCGTGTTTTGCCGCTAGCTCTTTAGCTAGTTGCGGATTTTCATTTCGTAATTGCGCCAATTTGGTCATATTTACCGAGCCATTTGCTTTGAGAATGTCTGGCTGACCTTTTGAATTGTTGCTCCCTGATGCGCCCATACCATTAGGCTTAGGCCAGTAATACGGTTTTTGCTCACGTAGAGATTCAACCCATTCTTTTGGGGTCATCGGTGTTTGGCCGTCTTTACCAATGACTACTTCCCCGTTTTCATCAACTGCCACAGCTTTGCCGTTTTCATCTAATGCAAACTTTGACTGAGCTAAAAAGGCGATATCAGGGGTCGCTTCTGGCAATGCTTCAAGTTCAATTGCAGCCTGCACAATTTGGCTTTGAATTACTGATTGCTTGAACTTTTGAGCATAAGCTTCGGCTTTATCGGCACGTTCTTTTTCGGCCTTCAGTAACTTTTCATGCTCTTCACGCATCTTCTCGGTGCGCTTCTGAATCACTTCGTTAACCTTGCCTTCTGCGATTAATTTGGCCTCTTCATCTTGGTCAATTTGAGCAAAGACTTTCTTAACAATTTCAGGATCAATTCCTTCAAATTGTTTCTGAAGTTTTTGAAGTTCCAACTTTGCGTTCTTAGCAGCATCTCGCTCGCTTTGAAGTGCAGATTTCAAACCTTTTGGATCTTCATAACCTTCTAAGTCGAGGCGAAACTTCCCGTTTTCCTCGACATATAAAGCTCGGTGTTCTTCTTTGATTGCATCAAGTGAATCAACAATAAATGGCAATGACATGTTCAAACCTCTCGTTTGATTGGGTAAAGCCTTATCTCAAGGCATTAAAAAAGCGCCCCTAAGGACGCTAAATTTCGATTGAAAACTTAGTAATTTGTTGCAAATAAACGGTAGCCTTCTAGCTCCCAAAGTTTATTTTCAGCTGACTTTTCTGCATTTCCACGAGCCATACGCTCACCAATTTCAGCATCAAAGTTTTCAGCATTCACACATGCACTAAAACCCGTTGCTAAGAAAAACTTTCCATCTAAAAATGCATGGACAAAAGTAGATGTCGTGCCACCGGGGCGTTGCTCAACCGTATATGTAACACGCTCCATCAATGAATCAATTTGCGCTTTAGTTACTCGGGGTGCCACAGACTTTTCAGCTAACTCTTGCTCTGTTACTTCTTTGATCATTTTCTTCTCACAAAAAAAGCACCCGAAGGTGCTAAGGTTAAAAATTAAGTTCTAATTGATGAGTGCAATTGCTTTTAATCTTTCAAAAGTAAAACCATAAATTGCCATGGCTCTTGAAATCTTAATTTGAAGAAATGGCACCAGAATTAATTTTGTGCTCAGAATATATTGAGCATCTGACATAGTGATTTGCTTTTCAGACATTTGTAATACCTTTCGCTACATTTCCTTTGTTTGATTTGGCCTTGGTGCATCACTCACTAAGCGAACACCATGAGCACCATATGCTTCAAAAGTTACAGTAATTGTTGCGGGTCCATTTAAGGCATCAGAATTCATCTGTACTGCTCTTTGTCCAGCTAGAGGTTGTCCAGTTTCTTCATCACAAATAACCAGATAACCTTTCAAAGTAGGGTGACGCTTTAGCACTAAATGTCTTGACTCACTCATAAGCCCAACTCCTTAAAGGTTTGCTCATCCAACTTTCGAAGTTGGTCCAATGTGTATAACCGCCCCTCTGGATCGAAGAACTTATCAAAATCAAATTTCCCTTCCTTATAGAGCTTGTAACGCTTCGGTCCTAACCATTCTCTTTGAAAGAAATCATCAGTCTTTTTGAAGAACTCTTTAAATGTGGTATTAGCATCTAGCTGCCCTATTAATTGGCTTCGCTCTTCTTTCGGTATGTCTTTCACTCGACGTTCGTCCATGACAAACGGGCGTTCACCAACAAGCCGACCATCTTTTTCAACGGGTACCAGAATACTGCGGCAATTAGGATGCAACGGCGGTACACGCTTTGCTGGGTCGTTTATTTCCCAAACTAAACCATCCAGAGATGCACAAAGTTTTGAGGTCCTTCCATCCAGCGTTGCAACCAATCGAACATATTCAAAGCCAATCTGATTGAAACTATTTAGATATGCTTGATTGGCCACATGGCTGCGAACTGTTCTCACAGTACGGTCAATATCAGACTTTGAGCTACTTAAAAGCCCATCCTCATAATTAAGCCGTTTGGTACCACGAATACGCTGAACAATTTCCTGATTTGTTTTACCTGAGTTGATACCATCCCGAATTGCATACTCAACCTTTTGGCGGGCATTTTCAGCAATTCTTGATAGCAGATCATCAACAAGAGCCCCACCTACCAATGGTATTTTTTTAGCTGCTGCATATACCTTTTCACCATTTGGCTTTTTGATCTTGCCGCCATATAGCTTCGCCATGTAATTGGCTTCATAAACAGCCAAGGCAGTAGCAGAAACAGCGAAAGCTTCAGGTAATGCAGTGTTTATTGCAGTAAACCACTGAGCAATCAGATCACGAACTTCCTTCAGATTTGACGTTGTGTACTGTCCACTTGCTAGAGCCATCTTTTCAGAATCATTTAATTCATCAAGCAAATCCCGAAGCTTTGCCAACATTAATATTGACTCATCATTAAAGATTTTTAGTAGCTCATTAACAGATTGAGAAGACACCCGATATAAATACGCCTGATGTTGGGTAAGTATTTCAATCAGCGATTTATCTTCTTTTGAAGCCATACGTCACCTCTACAACGGCATACTGTCCCGTTCACCTTCAACCCGCTTCACTTCTTCCTGATAGTCGTGAGCTGGTAATTTACCTGTCATCAGGTATTCCCAATATGTGCGGAAAGAGTTTTTCCCTGAAATAGCACCCTCATAAAGCTGTTTTGCAAGATTAATATCCGTGACCTGCACAATAAACTCAGGTTCAACCGTAAATGAATATTTTGTCGAATCCAGCTTTAACCACTGCGCTGCATACTTAATGGCTTGTTCAATTGCTGCAGCTGCACACATCACGATACTGTGAAGACTTGCCTGTTGGTCATCCTGACGTGCACGGCGTGCCTCACCTGATTCTTGTGTATTGGTATCAACTACTTTAGCCCCAGCTTCTAATGCTGAATTCTTTTGCGCATCCATTTCCTTTTTAGTGAGTTCAATGCCGCTACCTGAAATTTCCAAATAACCACATTGTGAATTTGGAGGAAGACTCCAGACAGCCATAACACCAGTAACGCTAATATCTTCATCACCCTCAAGTCCATTAATCCAAGGCTGCGGATGAGCTGTATGGTGAAGTGACTGGTAATAATCTGCACTAAGTTGGTAATACTTCAGAGCAGCCTTGGCCATTGTCAAAAGCGGTATGGTACCTACATCCGGAGAATTACTAGTGGCACCGCAGAAAACAAATGGTGTGAAAGGAAGTTGATTACCGCCGAGATCAGGAGTTTTATCCTCCACATTTGAACCATCGAACAATCGGACCGCTAATGCTCCATCATCCATAGATAGAACGCGGTGAACCGTTTTAGTTTCGTGCCCGAATTCATCTTCACTATTATCAAATTGCTCCTCGAGCACTAACAGTTTTAGATCTTTACGACCACCGATACTGTTTTCCTTCCAGTTGATAATAGATAACGCATCATATAAGGCGAAATATGGCACTCCGTTAGCATCAACATCGACAAGCAGCCCACAGCGCCCAAACTCTAGCAACTCTGAACAAATGCGAATAAAGAGCTGTTTAAGCCCAAAACCGTCATTTGTTGCATTCTCTATCAATCCTTTAAGTAGAGAACTTTCAATCACAATATTCGGCTCAAGCTTTGAAACTAACCCGATCATTGTGCGTAATGCGTCCTGAACCCATAATGGATACTGAGCTCGACTTAGATAGGCTTTATAAATCTCTCCAGTCGTATCTCCTTGCTTTTCAGCCTCAATCATTCCGGCCGATTTAGCTAGGTACTTAGTTTGTGCCTGTTTAATCTGCTCTTCACCAGCAACGGCGTCTCGCATAATTAACCAGCTTTTTTGTGCAGCAATATACTGCGGATGTTTATCAGTAACTGCCATAAAAACACCAATAAAAAAGCACCTAAAAAGGTGCGTTGTTTAACGAGAAAAACCAGCGATTGTGCGCCGTTTAAATACTTTCTGAATGATGATCGGAAAACGTTTAGCTAATGGATATCCACCAGCATCGCCAACGTGGTCCAAACCAGCGCTTTTATCTGGCATTCCAAAATCATCATAGACTTGCTGTTCTAAAGTAGCCGTAAAGTTAGGGCACTTATTTGTGTTCACTTTTAAGTGTCGTTCACCCTCGGCATTTAGGATTTGTGCATTAACAGCAGTAATACGATCTTTAATTCCGGGATTTACACCATTCACTTCAACTTTGAATCCATTTTTCTTTAAGATTGCATGATCTGATTCACTGAAGTTCTTTGAAGATGTTGCCTGACCTGAAGCATCTGGAATCACGGTAATATCGTGATCTGGAAAGCGCTCATTAATCAATTGACACATCGTCGGTGTATCTCTCACGCCAACCAGTTCATCTAAAGCTCTTGGCTTCCCTTCTCGAATGACATAAACCACAGCAGCCATTTTAAGCACGTTAAAATCCATACCAATGAGTAAAGGCTCACCTTTCTTAATTTCTTCATCCGTGTGGTTTAGAACTCGATCAAAGTCGGGGTAAACAGCACCGCTGGTTAAATTGACAAACTGCCCTCTTAGATAAGCTGAAATTAACTGCGGCGGATAAGACTCATAAAGTGATGATATGTAGTCATCTGGAAGATTAGCTTCATTGTCATAAGTTGAAGCTTGAATCATTCCATAGAGCTTACGCTTAGCCTCTGATTTATTTGCCTCTTTAACAAATTGCTCGTATGTAAACTTAAAACCTTCAGGTGTAGTGGCCACATCAATACCGTTGAGCAAACCAGCTTGCTTGTAACGCATACGTGCGATGATCTTACGCCAAGCCTGTTGAGCTTTGACCTTGGCCATAACATCAAGTTCATCAATCAAGGCGTGGCCAATTTTAAAACCTACAATTGTTGCTGGTTTCTCCATAGACCGGCAAATGATTGTCGTTCGATATTGCCGACCATAATAGATATCCACCTCTTTATTGGTTTCATAAACCTTAGTTTTAAGCCCCCAATCGAAAGCAACCTCTTCAATAGTTGGAAAGAAAATGTCGCGAATCTGCGGGTAAGTTGGAGCAAAATAACCCAAAGGTACTTTAGGGAATTCCCAAGCTTTGTTGCATAAACTGGAGCATCCAACCCAAGTCTTTCCCGATCCAAAGCCAGCGACAAATGCGCGGAACTTCTTTTCCATCTGCAAAAAATTAGCCTGAGGTACATTCAGTGTCGGATTGATGTTCGGCATCTTTTTTACTCGCATCCACAACTTGAATAGTTACCTTGACTGGTGTTGGATCTTCATCACCTTCACCCTCTCTTAACTTTTCAATCTCAAGTTGCTTTAACTCAAGATTTAATAACATCAGGTCATAACCCTGCATTTCTTCCCGAACCTGTTTAATAACCCCTTGCTTCATAAGCCTGTTGTTCTTCCAGTCTTCATAAATCTTCTGAAGTTCTTTAAGCCGATAGGCTTTATTAGCTAAAGGGATGTCATAAACATTCTTTTTAAAGTCCTCTCGGGTTTTATGAAAAAGGTCTTTATATTTCTTACTTAAATTCTTTCCTGCCGCTTTTGTCGGGTCATAAAGTTGTACCTGTTTTCGATCAATCTCAATGTTAAATTCTTGCTTGACAGCATTAGCTACCTGTTGAGGGGTATCCATGCAGGCAAGCGCTTGAACAATAAATATTTTTACCTGTTCTTTAAGTGCAGCCATACCCCCACCTTTGTCTAGCTACGTCTAGCAAAGAAGGCAAAAAAAGAGCCATTTGGCTCAATTGATTACACAGTTCCCGCAGCATTTTGAAATATCAAGATTCGAAACAAACGGCGGATTTTTTGCGACTTCAATAAGTCGCTTAACATTTTTGCTTGGTCCATAACGTTTAACTACGCCAATAAACTCTTCAACGTCATGACCTGCAAGATAGTGCTTAGGAAGACCAGAACTATCGCTATAAACAATTTCTCCGTCCTCGTCTCTCATCACTCCAATGTGATAAAGCTCATGTTCAAGCAAGTAACAGAACTCTGTATCATTTGCACGCTCACAAAAAGAAGCGTCGACAGTTATTAAGTAAGTTGGCACAAAGCCGAACCAGTCTCGCATCTGTTGCTCTTGTCTAGCTTTGCGCCAGCCACCAACATTGAACATGACTTTTTCACATTGCCCCAGCACCATCGCCTGCTTGCTTTTATATGCAGAAGAGGCCCAAGCAAATGCTAAAAATTCTTCATTATCGTGGAGCAGCTCAGCTATGTGATCATGATCGGGGTTATAAAGAGGTCCACCTATAGTTAAGTAATTAGCAACAACCCATTTTTTTAGATCTGGTGCTGGTGTTAGTCTAATTGCTTCTTCTTCATCTGCTTGATCAATAAAATCAGTCGGTGGAAATGGTCTGATCTGCTCCATTAAAAATCTGCCTCTTTAAGTTTTTAAGCCACTGACTAGCGAAATGAGCTTGGATCTGCAATGGACCATATTCATTAATCTTAAATCTTGGTGCTGCCACTAACCGAACAACGGTATATCCCATTTCTTCAGCAACATCGTAACGGTCCAAACTCCACGCCTTTGTTGCCAGCTTGCCCTTTCGCCCACCAGACCAAGGTCCACCAGCAATTTCAACTAAAATACGATATTCAATTAAATGAAAATCAAAACGCCAATGCTTAGTAGACTTAAACTGGAATTTCTTTTCGTACTTAATTTCCAGATTATCCAAAGCTTGAGTAAATTCTTCTTCAGCCTCTAAGTACTTTTGAGTAGCTTTAGGTAGTGGTCTAGATTTGGACTTAGTTTTAGGTTCTTTTTTTCGTGTAAGCCAAAAGTATTCTGTAGAATCCATTATTCTCACCCATAAAAAAAACCGCCCTTAGGCGGTGGCTAAACTCACAGGCAATATAGTATTACTTCTTAAAAGTTGCCTTATAAAGCTTTGAATTAAAGTAATCCGTAATTTCTTTACCTTCGTTTTGAATTTTTTCCTCATTTAAGGGTAAAAAATCTAATTCAAATTTCAAGCTCATATACTCTGGAATAAACTTCTTTATAGGCGGAGGTGGTTTAGGTCCACCTTCTGTAATTTTTTCGATTAATCCAGCTAACCATAAAATATACTCACCTTCTGAATTATGAGGAGGAATCAAACTCACATCTATTTTTACTTTACATTCATCTAATGGTCTACTAAACAATTCAACAAAATCAATAAAATTATATTTTAATTTAAATTCTGTTCCCTCAATTTCTCTGCGTATACATGTCATAAGTAAGTTCATATTTTCAATACAGTCATGTGAAAACAATTCCTCATCTTTAATTTTGTTATAAATATTTTCCGCAAACATGAGATACTGTGGCATTTCAGCAGCTCCTCATTTTTATAAAGTATTTTCCTTAAGGTAATCCTATTATAACAATGTTGCAACAAGAAATTTTCCATTTTTAGTTTAAGGAAATTTTAAAAATTATAAAAACGATTATATTCAATAAATTAGTACGAATAAAAGCTATGGAAGTTTGATCTTTCTATTGAGCTTTAAAATGGATTATTGTGTTTAAATCATCAATTTAAAAAGCTTGCCTAGTAGGCAAGCTCCCCCTTTTTTTGATATTTGCGCTGATCAATAAGGTTTAGTGTTACTTAAAGCAACACACTGATAATACTGAAATATTTAAAAATAAAAAAGACCCACTTCCTATTTTTATTCAGAAATGGGCTTAGCGAAAAAAAACGCTTAGACCTGAAATAGGAAATATCTATTCGGAAATATCTCCAACTTCATATTGGCATAATATTTAAGCA